GAAAACAGCTGAAGCACCTGCCCCAGACACTGCTCCAAAGCCAATTGCTATCCCACTGGGAGCAGTATTGGAATTAGAAATTACCAATGCAGGGTCTAACTACGAAACACCACCAGTTAGAAATCAATATGACATTGGTGACGGTAAGCGTTTGGTTGCAACTGTAACTTATGACCAGCAAACTGAAAAAGCAGTTAGTGTTGAAATCATCGACGCAGGCGAAGGGTATGAAGTTGGACAAACATTCACTATTAATGTAGGTTTTGGTAGAGATTGGGACCGTAAAAATCCTGATTTTACTGAGGTTCGCATTAAACGTGTTAACACTAATCCAAACGCTACTAAACCAGCAGATGTTGCTGAAAGTAATTCACCTGGCGCACCTGCACCTTAATCAGTATTACAGCAACAACAAACCTCACTGTGCTATATAACACACAGTGAGGTTTTTAATGAGTGAACAGATTGAGTTTTTTCCTATAATAGCAGGAATTGAAAAAATAGAACCAATATTAGCGGCATCAAGTCCTACACGCCCGCTGCCTTTTGAAAAAGAAAGCCATTCAATGATGAGTTGTCCTGGAATTAGAGATTTAATTTCTACAGGATACGTGATAAATCTATGGCAAGACATACTAATAACAGTTAATCCAGATCACAGTGTCAATGCTTCGGGCAGTGGAACTATGACTGACCACGATGGTAACCCATTCCAAGATATACAATTTCACGATGAGCGTACTTTTGCTGGATATTCGTTTGGACCAGAATATTTTAATTTCTCTATGAAGTTACGTTGTCCATGGTATGTACGAACTAAAAAAGACACGTCAATATTATGCCTTCCGGTATTTTATAACGAGTCTCCTCATTTTACAGTGGCATCGGGTATTATTGACAGTAGTAAATATCCTATGATTCTTGTACAAATAATTTTAAGAAAATTTGAAGGTGAATTATTATTGAAAAAAGGCACACCATTAATGCAGTTAGTTGCTGTCAAAAAACAACCAGAAATAAAAATGTACGATTCGGATTCTCCAATTAAAAAATCAGTTGGTGTTTTAAGAAATTGGATTGCAAGTAAAATGCACACTGCCGCGCAATATAGAAACATGGATAAACTACTATGAAGCATAATATAGACCTTGATAATATCATAATGACTGAAAAGGATTTTATTGCAGAATTTCCTAGATTTATACCTGCTGAATTTTGTCAAATGTTGATTGAAAATTTTGAACTTAACAAAACTATGCAACGAAATATTATACATTCTGCAAAAGATAATATTAAGAAAGGTATGCCATTATTAAGAGACGATTCTGCATGGTTTTTGAATTATCACGATAAACATGCAGAAAATGTAGTAAGTTGGTTATGGGTTGCACTGGACAAATATGTTGAAAAATATCAACAGCTAGCAGAATTACCACTGTGGCCCAGCGAGTTAAAACTACAATGTACAGAACCCAGCGGTGGATTTCACACCTGGCATTATGAAAGTAGTAACTATAACATGTCACAACGTGAGTTGGTATGGATGATATATCTAAATGATGTGCCCGACGGCGAGGGAGAAACTGAATTTTTATATCAACGAACTCGTGTTAAACCTACAGCCGGAACCGTTGTAATTTGGCCAGCAGGGATGACTCATGTACATCGCGGCAATACTATGTTTACACAAAACAAGTATATTTTAACTGGTTGGTTTATTAAAATTCCTCGATAATGAAGACTATCTACTATTCTGCATCAGTTCCACCAGACTTGTACGGCAATGATTTTATGCTGTATCAAGAACCTGATAGTTTATATAAAGAATTGCTAGCCAATAAAAATAAAGAAAATGCATATAACAACTACATGGATTGTCCGGCATTTTTAAAATCAGTGCAGAACACATTTGTAGTACGTTGTCCATGGACTAGCAAACTCACAGTGGATTATTCAAACGGAACTTTTGTAAATGAACAAGGACATAGAGATGAAATTTCTGAGCATTTTACACCAAAACCAACCTCGCGTTCCAACCCTATGTTTAATGTCTATCATAATTTCTTATTTTTTTGCGAAGATGATTTAGAAATAACAACTAGTCCTGCATTTTTACATAATACTGAATTTCAATCTAGTTGTACATATATTCCAGGAACATTTAATATTGCAAAATGGTTTAGACCTATAGAAGGCGCTTTTGAAATGAAACATAGATTTCAAACTCTTAACATTTCAACGGGTGATCCGTTGTACTATATAAAATTTAATACCACGGACTCTATTAAGTTAGTACGGTTTGATTTAACTCCTGAATTATGGAATATGACCCAAGGATGCGTTAATTATAAAAAATATCAACCCAACAAATCGTTAACTTACTTGTATAAATTGTTTTTTCATTCAGGAAGACAACGACAAGTATTGAAAAAGATTAAAGAAAATATAATATGAAAAAAACACTGTATACTAATGGTGATAGTTTTGTGTTTGGAATGGAAACTATTGCACCTGGCAGCAGAGATGTTGCTTGTAAAGAACACTCATTTGCCAAGCATCTAAGCCGCTATTTGAACTGTGACACTTATATTAATAAATCATACAACGGTTCAAGTAATGATCATATTTTTAAAAGAACAATTTTTGATCTCAATGAATTAGAAAAATCTGGACATGATCCTAAGGATACATTTGTTTTAGTGGGTTGGAGCTCATTATCTAGAATTGAAATATCAGGAGAAGCATGGCTTAGTAAAATTCCCAATTGGAGAGAAGTTTTAAATCATTTTAAGACTAATAAAGATCCGTCATACCCTGTCGAATTTCAAGACTTTGGAGTAGTATTTTGTAACCCGCAGTCGGGAATAACATTCACAGTCGGCGATGATGTTGTTGATACTGATAATAGTATAGTGCCATGGGCCTCCAAATACTTGTGGGATGATGTGCTTCAAGTTCCAAATCAGGAAGCCAGGATTATTGCACTACATGAATTATTGGAAAATAGAGGATATGCACACTTGTTTGTTAATACATGTCACCCGTTATTTAATACCAAAAATCTAGACTTTTCATGCAAAAACTATTATAATTTGGATACTAGTAGTTTTTACGATTATGGATGCAAAAATTATCCTGATCAAATGCTAATTATGAATCATTTTACAGAAGTGCCACATATGTTTTATGCAGAAAAATTGTTTGAACATATTCAACAGCACAATATTTCGTAATTGCACCTTGACATTTTTTTGAACTATAAATAATTAACTACGTAGATTAAGGAATATTATGAAAAAAGTTGTGTTTATCAATGGTGGGGCAGGCCGCGTAATTGCTAGTATACCCGCTCTTGAAGAGTTAGATCGCAGAGGCGAGTTGGCAGGAATTGTTTGTGAAGGCGGCTTGGAGATATTCCTTGGACATCCCACATTACAAGAAAAAGCCTGGGATGTGAATCACAAAGGCTTGTTTGAAAATCTTATCAAAGATAACTTATGTGTATCAACTGAACCTTATAGAGATCACGAATACTACAATCAACGCAGTAGTTTACAACAGAGTTTTTGGTGGGAAATTGTTGGAGAACGTTCAACAAAGAATAATAAACCAACACTGGTATTAAGCAAAACAGAAGAAATGAGTGCTATGGGAATATTATCTCAAGTGCGCCAAGCAAGCCAAAAAGAAAAAACAATTGTTATTCAGCCTTTTGGCCGTAGCAGTAGTATGGGACCAGGTATTGTGTTTGATCCAAGCAGTCGCAGTATTGAGCAAAGTACGTTTATTGAACTTGTGGGCGAATTGGCCAAGGATTACAACATGGTTTACATGGGAGAACACAAATTAGATGTGATTAATCTTCCCTTGTTCCAACCAGAAGGCAATGTGCCATTGCGTGTATGGGCCGCAGTTATTGAGTCTAGTGACTATTTCATTGGATGTGACAGCGTAGGACAACATATGGCTTATGCATTTGACAAACCAGGAACTGTGGTGTGCGGAAGTACTTTTCCAATTAACACTACCTATCCAGAGCATTTTAATATTGTAGAAAAGAAAAACATTGAACGTGTGTACAGCCCAATTAGAATTGCTGGGTTTGCTAGCGAAGAAGCAGATAGATTAAACGATACAATTATGGATTTTAGCAAAGAAGAACTTAAAACAATCATTGCCAACATCCGTGCCCACATCAAGAAAACAGTCAAATAAGGAATATTATGTATCTTTTAGGAATCAATATTGGTCACAATGGTAGTACAGCACTATATAAAGATAGCGAATTAATTTTTTATGTAGAGGAAGAGCGGTTAACACGAACCAAATATGACGGTAATCCATTTGCCGGTATTGACCTTGCTTTTACATATACTGATCATGTGGATTTCTTGATTATTTGTTCAACATCAAATGATTTTCCTATAACACCATGGAATCAAGAAGATGTGTATACATCAGTTGTTCGAAAAAAACAACCAGGAATCCCATTTCAAACAGTGCCAGCAGGAGACATACACCATATGACTCATGCACTCACTGCATTTTATAACAGTGGATTTGACGAAGCGGCCGCATTGGTAATTGATGGTGCTGGCAGTGGATGCAGTGATCCTGAGTTTAAAAAGATAACTTGGGAAGTAGAATCAATTTGGTCTGTAGGTTACCCGGCAAAAGTAGAGTGTCATTACAAGCAATACGGCGCAAACCATGCTGATAATTTTGCATTAGAAGAAAACGGTCACCAATCGGAAATTTCCGATAGTCACGGCCTTACTAAAGCATATGAAGCAGTGACACAATTCCTTGGCTTTCACCCAATCGAAGCAGGAAAAACCATGGGTCTAGCACCATATGGTAAACCTAATCCAGACATTAAAATTAATGATGGTAGATTCAACAATCGTGCGTTTATTAAACCACGTTTTCCAGCAGGTAACTTTATTCGTGCAGATTTAGATCCAGATTTATTAGAACTAAATGATAAAAAAGAATGGCATGATGACGAATCACTAGTTGGAGATTATCGTAAAGACATTGCGTATGCTGTGCAAAAGGCCGCTGAAGAACGTGTGTTTGGTCTAATACGTAAAACTATTGAACTTACTGGTAAAAAGAAAATTGTTATGGCGGGCGGATTTGGATTAAACTGTGTTGCCAACTACGAATACTTGAAAGAATTCCCAGACGTTGAGTTTTACCATGAACCAATCAGTCACGATGGCGGCAATGCCATGGGCGTGTGTCAACATGTTTATAGATCTGTAAGCGAAGATGCAACACCAGCACCGCTAACTTCATTGTATATTGGTCCTATTGACGAAAAAAGATATGACAATATTGACTATACCGGGTTTTTAGAAAGGTCTGTGACCAGCACAGAAGTTGCACAGTTAATTGCAGACGGAAATATTGTTACGTTGTATCAAGGTCGCAGTGAAGCGGGCCCACGTGCATTGGGTAATCGTAGTATTTTGTTTGATCCAACAGTTCAAGACGGCAAAGCTATTGTTAACAAAGTAAAGCGTAGAGAATGGTTTAGACCGTTTGCTGGTTCAGTTATGGCTGAACATGCTGGCGAGTGGTTTGATTTCCGTTCACGCAATGACAGTCCGTTTATGATGTATGCAGTAGATGTTAAGGAAGATAAACAAACATCGATTCCTGCAATCACACACGTGGACGGTACTTGTAGAATTCAAACAGTTACCCAAGAACAAAATCCTCACTACTATGATTTGATCAGTGAGTTTAACAAGATTAAAAATGTTCCTATTTTGTTTAACACCAGCTTTAATCTTGCAGGAGATCCGTTGGTCGAAACGGTCAAGCAAGCATTAGACACGCTGTCCAAGTCTGACTTAAAGTATATGTGGCTTCCAGAATTAGGCAAGCTGATTACTAAAAAAGGTGATTTCGAAGAAGTATAAAAAAAGGAGCTTAACGCTCCTTTTTTATATTGAATTAGCAAATTCTAATAAACTGCCAAACTCTTTGACTTTTATTTGATGTGTTAATTCAAATGCTTTGGTTTTTGTACTAGCAGATTTGATAAGGATAGGCATTGCTTTCATTTTTGTTGCGGCTTTGACGTCATTAATTTCCGCACCCACATAATAAATCTCTTCCCAAGTCAGCTGGTTTTCACTACCAGCACGTTCAAACATACCGGTATTGGGTTTGACATATGGGTCATTTTTATCTGTACCCGGAGCATAGTAGGCATTCTTTATTCTAGAATTTGTTGATTGCATCAGTTCACGAGTTGCACCAAGAATGTTTTCAAAATCCACTTGATCTAGATTACGGGTTTTGCTGGGAGGTTGTCCAGCAATAATTAAAAAATCGTAACCCTTTTTTGACAGTATTGACAGTGCTTCAGCAACGCCTTCAGCCACTGTTAGTTTGTTACCTGGTGTGAAAGGGGTTGAATTATCGTAAATTACTCCAAACAGTGTCAACCCTAACACTTTACGATTTGCTTGCAGTTTCCAAATATCCTGGAAATACTCTGAATAACGACCCATGTTTAACTCCTTAGTTATAGTAATTTAGCAGTTTTTAAGAGGCTGACCAATAATCCTGACTATGAATAAATACACTGTAATGGCGAGACTCTATGAACTTTTCTGATTTTTTTATAAAGGGTTTAAGAAACACTCTTAAACTTAGAAACGGCGCAAACTTTTCCTTTAAAGGGCAAGAAATACGTGTGCCTAATACCACGGTGGTTGATCAGTTCATGGCTGGTGAGTTTTCAACAGCGGCCTACGAAATTGTAATTGAACGCGGAGTTGACGATGTTGAACACGTGAACCTATTAGTCACTGCCCGAGTAAACGAAGTATCTGTAATGAGTTATGGTAGACTTAACTTGGGAATAGATCTAGTCAAGTTCACAGCAACTTCTGACAATTCAAGAATTACACTGATAGCAACACCTTATTTTCAACCAGATGGCGTTACTCCATTAGCGGATATCAAATTAACATTTAAAGCAACGTATTCTGAAAGATTAAATCCTATTGGGATTCCTACAGTAACGGGCGATGCAACCAATCTTGGCGGTGAAGCGGGTGTGTTGAGAAACTGGAATAATTCTAATTTGCCCAACGGCTTCTTAGAACTTGATGATGCTGGGTCTATTATAGTAAGTGCTATAAACAATATTGTAGTGCCTGGACAAAGCACACTAGTTTCTGATTTCGTATTTTCAAAGATGAACTTTATCAATACAGATGGATCATTAACAATTACAACAAATGCTACGTCTAATACACTCACTCTTAATTTAACAAGCCTTACAGATTTATCAGTAACTAATACGTTTGTTATTAATCCAACAACTGGCGGCAATATAGGAAATGCACATATTGGTAATGTTACTAATCGTGCAGGAACTTTTACACAACTATCTGCCACCGGATCTGTTACAATGTCGGACGGCAATCAACAAATAACTATGTCGCCAACAGGAACTGGCACAGTAACAATCAACCCTGTAGCAACAGGTAGCAATATTAATAATGTAGCAATTGGTGCAATCACACCCAAACCAGGAACACTTAGCAATTTATCAGCAAACGGCCATGTAACATTCACCGACTCGCAAACATTAACTTTTAGCCCAATTGGTACTGGCACATTAACTGTTAATCCAAATCTACCCGGGTCTATGCATAACGTAACTGTTGGACTAACAACTCCGGCAGCTTCTCAATTTACTACTATCACATTAGAATCAACATCGACTCAAGGTGATTACTTAATAAGAATGAGTCAATTAAAATCTATATTACTCGGAGCATCGGCATGAACGGATATACCTACTTAGCAGTAGCTGGGCAACCAACTATCGGACTTAATTCAACAAACAATACGCTTACTATTCAACCAGCAGGGGGTATTTCTGTTACTACAAATGCAACAACAAATACAGTAACTCTTAATACCAGCGGAACTATTACAGATTTAACGGTAACCAACTCATTAACAGCGAACCCTACAGTTACTGGTGCAATTAATAATGTTGTTATTGGTGCCACTGCACCTGCGGCAGGAACATTTAACGGACTAACTGCGTTATCAACAGTGAGTTTGAGCCCAAATAATGCTAACATTACTATTAGCCCAACTGGAACTGGAACATTAACAGTAAATCCAACAGTAACAGGAAGCATTAATAACGTTGCTATTGGTGCAGTTACTCCTGCTCCAGCAACATTTACTATTTTATCTGCAACGGGCAATGTAGCATTTAACGGAAATAATGCTAATATTAATATTAGCCCAACTGGCACAGGTCTTGTAACTATTAATCCCGCACAAACTGGTAGTATGAATAATGTTAGCGTTGGCCTTGGTGCGCCACTAGCTGGTCGATTTACCACAGTTAGAATGACAGCACAACCAGCAGGTGCCTCCAGTGCAGTTACCGTGGGATATGCCGCGGCTTTGGCCGCTGCCTACGGTATGATAATGAGTTAATGAGAAATTTATGAGTACTGTTTACGAACTATTTAGATCAGCAAGCGGATATACTAGCCCATATTTCGTTGTAGATTCCACTGGAAATTTAATAACACAAACAATAACAGTCACTGGATCTCGTCTTGAATTAACACAAGGATCTTACATAGGATCGTCTGGAGATTTATTATTAAGTCGAACAACTTTAGGATCAAGTGTTGTTAATATTTTAGGAACATTGACCGGTTTAAATGTTGCAGGAACAGTTAGCCTAGCAGGAACTGGAAATGTAACTCTCAGTCCAACTGGCACAGTAGCCCTTAGCCCAACTGGCACAGTTACTATGTCTCCCAGCGTTACTGGCAATATCAACAACACAAATATTGGTGCTACAACATCAGCTACTGGTAGATTCAGCACACTATCAGTTACCGACAGCGCCACAATTAGTCCAACTGGCAGTGTAACTGTTAGTCCCGGCGGCAGTGTAACTGTCAGCCCAACCGGATCAATAACATTTGGAACTGCAGGCGTTGCTACTAACTTAATTGGACAAATCAGTGCAACAGCAACCAACCAGACTATAACATTTAGCCCAACCGGCACTGGTACTATAACAGTTAACCCAGCTGTAACTGGCACAATAAATAATACAGCAGTTGGCGCAACCACTGCATCAACTGGCAGATTCACTTCAGCAACTGTCACAGCACCAGACGAAAAATGGAATTCAAACCCAAGTCAGTTGGCTACAAAGAGATACGTGGAAAACAGCATAATGTTTGCTTATTTCACAGGACGCTAAAATGCCCAGGTTACAGTATGAACCCTGCATTTAAGCTAAATAAACTTAATACATTGGAGATAGTATAAATGGCTAAAAGTCAGATCAGACAATATGTTTTTACGCCAGGCGCGGCAGGTGTAGGCACGATTAAAGTACCAGGTAAAGTTGATTTAAATCAACTGTTAATTATTACCAATACTACACGAAACATAATTTATTACAATTTTGCCGACACAACCAACGCCAATACTGCAATCAGCTTCAGTCGAGCCAATGATAGCAACTTTACAACAGTGTTGGATAACACAGACGGTATCACAACAATTACTCTTGCAGTAAGCAGTGTAGGACACAGCGCCAACGACGCTATCCAAATTTTCCGCGAAGAGCCGATACAAACAGTGCGTCCTTGGGAAATGGGCACAGATGCGTTTGAACGTACTCGTGTTTCACAGCCTTACTCCATGCTAGACGCTGACTTTGAATACGGATTGCAAGGTACCAAATGGCAAGCAGTCAGTATGCTTCGTGGCTATCCAAGCATTTATGAAATTCCTGGCACTGACATGACAGTTAGTGCTGTCACAACCAACGGCGCTACTGGTGCAAGTTTGATCACAGTGACCACAAGTTCACTGCACGGTATGGTAATTGGACAACCATTCACTATCAAAGGTCTCAGCACTGGTGTTACAGGATTTAGCCGAGCAGAAGGATCGTTTACTATTTTCTCAACACCCACAACCAGTAGCTTCACCTACTATGCAAAAGCCGCAGTGGGTAACAGTGGCGACACACTGTACACATCATATATTCAATTGCGTAAAGGCGGCTTTTATACTGGTGCATCAATCAGTGCACCGTCATTTGCATATTCAGGAGCCGCAACTCCGGTTATCACAGTGACTTTCCCCAATGCTCATGGACTACTTCCTGGCAGTACAATTATAGTAAGTATCAGCAGTGATGCAGGCGACACACAAAATCACAAAGTTGCAGGCGGCCCATATTTTATTGAATCAGTACCAACTCCTACTACTTTTACTTACACAAGTAGAGCCGCTGCCGTGATTACTGGCACACTCGGTGGAGTAGTTTATGCCCGCCCAGATGCGTTCTATCAACATCGTCCACTTGACGGTGGTGTTATTTTAAGCACAGGTAGTCCAGCATACGGTGCTCAAGCAATTCGTATGAGCAAGAAATATATTCGTTACCAATCTGGTAAGGCCATTAACTACAACACCGGTGCGTTATTTGCACCAAACTATGATTTAAAACTGGTTACTGCAAGCGGCACCACAATTGGCAGTACTATTACCGTAATTACAGATGATGTTGATCATAATCTTCAAGTGGGTGCAACTATCAGCTTGTGGGGCATATTCACTTCAGGCTACATGGACACATACAATGTGGCCACTATTGTTGATGAACGTACATTTACGGTAACTGCCAAAAGCGTACTTGGCGGAACCACTGCGGCATTAGACGGCCCAAGTTTTGTGGTTGTTGAAAGATGGACAGGCTCTGTTGTTCGTGCAGGCACATTTGATGATCAAAATGGACAGTTTTGGCAGTATGACGGCCAGACCATGGCCGTTGGCAAACGTTCAAGCACATTCCAACTGTCCGGTAACGTAACAGCAATTCCAGACAGTAATTTATTAAACGGAGTGAACACACGATTTACCAGTCAGTTGACAGTGGGTGATCGTATTGTTATTCGCGGAATGACACACATTGTTACTGGTATTACAAACGACACCAGTTTGACCATGAGCCCAGACTATCGCGGTGTTAATACTGCATTGGGTATTAAGATTGCAAAGACCATTGATTATATAGTGCCACAAAGTAAGTGGAACATTGACCGTTGCGACGGATCTAACGGCCCATTCAATCCAAGCGGTTTCAATATCTTACCTGGTAGAATGCAGATGATTGGCTTGCAATGGACTTGGTATGGCGCTGGATTTATTGATTTTATGCTAAGAGGTCCAGAAGGCAAGTACATATTTGTACACAGACTCAAAGGCAACAACGTAAACAGAGAAGCATATCAGCGTTCAGGTAACAGTCCAGTTCGTTATGAAGTGCTGAATGAAGGCGCAAGAAGTCAGTTGACAGCAACTATTGATGCTGTGGCAAACACAATTCCAGTGGCAGACCTAACACTGTTCCCAACAGCTGGAACAGTTTATATTGATAACGAATTGATTGCTTACACTGGCAAGAGCACCGCAACAGGTGCTGGTAATTTAACAGGTGCAGTGAGAGCAACCAATCTGTCAATATACACTGCTGGTAGTCAACGCACATTCACAGCAGGCGCGGCCGCTACTCATACTGCTACCACAGGTGTGTTGTTTTGCAGTCAAACAGCTACACCTAACATCAGTCACTGGGGTTCGGCCTTTTTACAAGACGGCGGATTTGACTCAGATCGCGGCTACTTGTTTAACTATCAAAGTACAAACTTGCAAGTAACTACTACCAAACAAACAGCTTTCTTGATTCGTCTTGCTCCAAGCGTAAGTAATTCATTAATTGGTGACTTGGGCGATAGAGACTTGTTGAATCGTGCGCAGTTACTATTGCAAGCTCTTGAAATTACAGCTGACACTGGTACTGGCGGATTGATTATTGAAGGTGTGTTAAACCCACAAAACTATCCAACCAACGTTACTGATATCACTTGGAACGGACTACAAACTTCAGGTGCTGGCGGATTGCCTAGTTTCTCACAAGTTGCTTCCGGTGGTTCAGTGGTATGGGCAGGCGGCGCAAGTCAAACCACAAGTGCCATTACAACAGCGGCGTTTCCAACAGGTACGCTAGCTCTTGAAATTATCCCAGGCACGTCTCAGTCAACATTGTCTAATTATCCTAACTTGTTTATTACAGCCGCAAACTATGCCACTTATATTGCCAACGGTTTGCAAACTGGTCAGGCACTCAGTGCTCAAACTGGTGGTTTTATTCCAGCAAACACAGTAATCAGTGCTATTACTTTCTACGGAACATTTAACAGCGTTCAGTATTATTATATAACAATGAGTAGAAATGCCACAGGCGCAACATCGGGTGTTAGCACTTGTACAGTAACTAATAGTTACCCAGTCACAAGAACTTCGCAGATTTTCTTCCAAAAAGCCAGCTGGGAAGGTACCAATGCTACTATAGGTACTGAAGTTAACCAAGGTGGTATATTCCCAGGCAGTACATATGTCAACTCAGCAAACTTAGTGAGTTATTTTGGTACACAGTATTATCGTGTGACATTCAACCAGTCATCAGATAACACCACAATTACTCCTGCAAGTACAACGGTTACGTTCAAATTTGGACAACCGCCATACGCATTGCCAGGCGAGCAGGTTTTCTCGTTCATTGCGGCTCCAGGAACACAAAGCGTATTGGATCTAAGCGGATTGAAAGAACTTACAAACACAGTGTTGGGTGGCCGAGGCGCATATCCTAACGGTCCAGACGTACTAGCTGTTAACGTTTATCGTGCGTCAGGTTCAGGAAATATTCCTTGTAACTTGGTGCTACGTTGGGGCGAAGCGCAGGCTTAATTCAAACTGTACTCAACAAAAAGCCGCTCAATGCGGCTTTTTTGTTTTTATAAACTGTCTATAATATCTATCACAGTTTGTATTTTTGTTTGAATTATTTTATTTTTTAAACTCAAATCAAGTCCCCGGTGCACGGGTTTTGGCAATCTACTAAGATCAAACCAACCCCATGCATCATGTTCCGCACTCAGTACTGGAATAAATTCTTTTTCTACCACACAGAAATATGTGTGGAAATTAAAAATGCTGTCATTGCTGACAAACTTCTCAAGGGGAAGTGTCTTTTTAATATAAGGAGTAACGCCGATTTCTTCTTCAATTTCTCGTTGCAGACCTTGCCACGGTGTTTCTCCTTGGATATTAGTGCATGTTTACCGTGTGCTTTTTGCAACAATAAAAATCTATTGGTATCCTGAGAACAAATCAATGCTCCACTACATATAATTTTGTCTGTTAAAGTTCTATCTTCCATTGGCCGGCCCTATATTCACCTTCAAAGCTCTTGACCCAGGAAACTCCGTTCCATAAGTATTGAACTCCAGTGTATATATTCGTTTGCCATATCATTACATCAGCTTTGTGAACACTGTCAAATATAACCCGCCACTGTGTGCCAGTCCATTCAATAATATCGTTAGCATTGGCTATGAGATCTGCACCGCCTGTGCTTTTCCAAGCATCTGCACCATCAGCATTAATAATGTTTCCAATATCTTCAATAATTAAGTATCTAGTGCCAGCGGCAACTGCGCCAGGATTAAACGTCAATGGATTAACAATAGCATCAAATGTTCCAGGACTATTGGGCCTATAGCTGGTGGCAGCATTATATCCAGGACTATCATTAACAGAGCCTTCAAAGTCTAATCTTCCAACACTGTCTATGCCGGTGTTAGTAACTAAAGTATCTGGATCCCAGTCAACTGTTAAAATACTAGCATCTAAGGCATTAATTGCAATAGTGCCCACAACTGACGACCCGTTGGGTTGAGTCAAATACAATCTGCTGGATCCGGCAACGTATTTGCCGGGATATTGATCAAACAATTCCTGCCAATTGATTTTAGAACCACGACGTACTGGAATTTCTAATGTGGGTTCTGGAGGAGTTACGCTTTCGCTTGATCCCAACAGTATAGCTTGTTTGTTGTAAATTTGTATGCCATATTGACTTATTGTAGTGGTCATTGATGACAACAACGTTGATAATGTGGTAGTTGGTGTTGCTAGATCTTCACCTAATCCGTCAATATATCCAGTTGGGCTAGTGTCTGAATCTTGATAAAAACTTGTGATAATTTTTGTGATAACACCAAGATGTTTGACCTTGGCGGGCGGACTGATCCATATAGGAGTATCTAATCCCAGGCTGGCAATATCAATTGGCGTGTCGTTACCCACAGGAACTTGTCTGCTACTCCATTTGATATCGTTTAAATTTAAAACTGTTAAGCTAGTCCAGTCAATGTAATTGTCAGTGGTTTGCAATTCTAAACTTGGATTAAACAACACTAAAATTTGTTCAAGTATTTGTAATTTTTGATCTGTATTGGCGGCCCAAATGTCTACTTTTAATTTTAATTTAAAAGGAGTTGGCATTAATCTTTCAACAGTAAAATTTCTACCCTGTGCTTGATTGTATGTTTCATGCCCAGTAGCGGGATCAATTTGAGTGTCACGTTCTCTAAAATGCATTTTACCAACATAACTGCTGTCACTTAATCTATCTCTATCCAAACTAAGTTCGGACACATACACAGCAATACGAGGAGTACTGTTTATTTTATTTTCACTGTTTTGTCTTATAATACTCGCGGCTTGTCTATCTGCATCGCCGTACAGCACTGGTATGCGTACTAGAGTACCGTCACCGTACTTGACTACAAAATTGCTAAACACACGCATTGTCTGCGTTAAGTAACGTCTTATTTGTCCGTCGTAAAAATGTTGCATTATAAATCTGCCCTGGGTCTAAGCGCCTTGCTAAGGCTTTGTTTTTGCGCCATTCTTACATTGTACAATGTTGCAGTCCACACACCATCGTAGGGAACAGTTTGTTGTACAGATCCCACAACAGGCAATGTAATTCTAATTTTGTTAGACACTACGCCCAACGGACTAGTGTAACTGTAAGAAGTAAGCATGGTTGGATAATCTGCGATAGCATATTCCATAGTATATGTGTCTATCTTTAAAACAATGTAAGGAGCAGTTCTTGCGAAATCAATTGTAGTGTTGATTACACTGGTACCCTTAGTCAATGTAACCGCATCTTCAATAACTTTATCAGTATACATGTAACTGTTGTTGTTGATGAATCCAGTCTTTTGTGTATTTCTTGAATCGTTATTGGTCATATTCATACGCACAGCATCTTCAACTTTGACCCATCGAGAGCCATCAAATCTAAACAATCTATTAGGTAAAAAGTCAGTGCGTAAAAAGAAATCATCTTGCATGGCTGTGGCAGGAAACTGTATACCAAATCCAAAATCAAGACCGTTGACAGGAAACCCGTCGCCTACAAGATACCCAGTGTAACCCGTTCTATCAGGAACGCCATCTTGGCTACTTGCACGTATATTGGATGCATTACTGGCATCAATGTTGCCAGCATCTGCTGTTGACAGCACCGGTTTGCCAGTTTCATTCACAGCTAGTGTGTAAAATTGTCTAGTCTCATATCCGCTTTTTGGAGCATCGGCTTCTGCCTGTGCAACTATTTGATCATTGATTTCCAATTCTTTACTGTGAGTGCTGAGTAATTCTCTCAATGTTAAACCACTTGGATCACCGTTGGCATCTGTTGCTGGTTTGTTGAGTATGTCAGCAAATTGTTGACTATCCACAATT